AGGGTTGCACCACTACCAAAAGTAGAGCTGGCGCCGTTGTTTCCTGCTGCCCCGTTAGTTGAGCCACCGCCGCCACCTTGCGCTACTGAGATACTTTCTGTTGAGCCTAGTTCAGACGCTTTAAAAACTTTCTTAAAATATGCACCGCCACCGCCGCCACCGCCGCCAGTAGCGTTAGCACCATTACCACCGCCGCCACCGCTACCCCAAACTTCAACAATAACAACACTATTTGCACCTGTACCTGTAGGCTTGTTCCAAGTTCCAGCCCCAACGGCTTCAAAAATTTGCATATTACTACCACCCTGCACAACTGCTGGGTTCGTAAGAAAAGCTCGCAAATCTTTATAGATATAAGATTGCCCAGCAGTATCAGTATCATAAATACCTGTCGCTGTTGTTCGGTGGTAGATATAGCAAATTGGTATAGTATTATTTACAAGTGCTGGTGCGCTTGGGCTGGCTGCCTCTGCCCCATTTGCGATTGTAATAGTTCCAGCACTATCAATATAAACCAAGTCAATGCGTGGGTTAACAGTTGGCGCTGTCATTGTTGGGCTATTCCCCCCTGCATATTCAACTTTCGTCTGTCCTATAAATCCTAGTCCAGCCTCAATTTTTATTGTCATATTTGGGCTAGATTGTGCAGACGGGTACAAAAAACTTGACGCGCTGGCGTCTTGTCTTAAATTATTGTATTGTGCGGCTGTGGCTGTATCGCCTGCCGCTACTGCGCTGCTTTTCATATAGTTTTATTTAATTTACTGTTATTACTAATTCTATTGTGGTATCTTCGCCACTTGCCTTTACATAAGGGCTGCTAAACAATGCGTGGTTCCACATTTGCCCGCTGCCTAAGGTTGCGCTACCGCCAATAAATGTACCCATTTCGTTATAAGTGTTATTAGCTACCGTGCCGTCAGCTAGGAAAAATCGCAGTGTAAGCACATTATTAGCAATCGTATATGCAGGGCTGCCTGCCCGCACTACAGCAGTGTTTAAGTCTGTATCAGCATTGGTTGGTGCTGTTGCGCTGGTTCCCATTTCCACATAACCAACTGCCAAGTCGTAAGTAGTCAGCCCTGCCAGTCTTTGGCAAATCAGATTGCGCCCGTGATTGCTGCTGCTTACTACCAAATTGTCTGTTACCGCACCAATGCCTAAAAAGTTTTCATTCAGTATTACCTCTGCCTTGCTTTCTAATTGCACCCACTTGCGCTGCAACCTCTTTGCAAAAGGAACTAACCAGTTAAAGCCTAGTTGGTCAACAGCAAACCACGCCCACGCCTCGCGCTTTTTTATAATGTTGGCTTTACTAAACAATGGCTGCACTTTATCTACAGTTCCCTTGCGGTAACGCTTAGCGTAAAATTTGCCAGTAATGCCTTTTAAGTTTTCGGGTATTATATGTTTCATAGTTTTAACTCCATGTGCCAAAATTCCAGTCAAAATCATTGGCAGCTACCCCCCACTTGTATGGCGGGCTTGTTTTAGTTGCGGTAACGCTCGTTTCCACTAGGGTTACGGTTTCAGGAAATACCTCAAGGCGCTGTATAACTTCGTCGTCTGCCACGCTAATGTTTTGGCGGTCTTTACTTAGCAATCCAACCATAATGTCAGCAAAGGTAAGTTCGCCACTTGCCAAAAACTTAACCGTGTATTCTAGGGTGCCGTAATTGTTTGCCCGTGCAGTAATGCGGTTAATCTTAAAGTAGCTATCAACACCAAACAGGGCGCTGTTAACTCGGATATATTGCCCAGTTTTTAGCCCTGTCTGCGTGGTTCTAAACCCGCCACTATATGCCCCGTCTGCCCATTTAGTCAGCTCAGCCTTTGCACGGGTATGTGCCTCGTCAATACTTTCAATGGTTTTGTCTACTATTAAGCCTTGGTACTCGCCGTAAGTAGATATACTGATTTGGTCGCGCACCTTGGCAATAAGCGGTATGTGGGCGTCGCCAAATACTTTAACAATCTGCCCTGCGGTTGGCTTGCTTGCCTCAGGGAATTTAATAGCCTTTTCGGTGTAGTTGTATAAACAGTCAAAGCTAGCAGGGTTGTCTATGTTGTCTATGCCCACGGTCTTGGCTACGCCTGCTACCGTAACCTCAACATTGCTGTAGCGGTAAATTTGGGTAAACACGCGCTGGTTGCCGTCTGCCTCGTACAAGTCAGGGGTAGTGGTATCAGTTAAGTTGTTCAAGTATTCCCCACCTCTAATAATTACGCTGTTGCGCAGCTCTATAATGTTTTGGTCAAAGTTCAGGCTATCACTAATGACCTTGCCGTTATCGTCCTCTACATCAAATGGCGCGGCATTGTTGCTTACATTAAAAAAGTGTATGTCGCCGTCATAATCTATGTACCAGTCATAGCCAATCAAATCAGCCAATTTTTGCAAACACTTGCTAGGTTGTTCGTAATTAAAGCGCACGCTGTCTATGGTCGGTAAGCCAGTTTCAACATTCGCGGTGGTAAACCCGCTGGTAAAGGTGCTAACAATGTCAGCCACAATATCGTCTATCGCCTCATTGTTGTAAGCCTTGCTAACCAGTGTTTTATCAAACTCATGCACCAAGTCCTTGCAAACAAATGAGTAACCTTTAAGCACGCCGCCAATAACCAAACTGCGACGGTCAACTATAGTACCCTCAAAAATCTTTACCGCGTCCTCAAGCAGCTGCACTGTAGCCCCCACTGCTGGTATGGTCTTGCTGGGCGTTTCCTTTATGTTAAAAGCCAAGGTATCAGGCTCTTTAGTAAGCCCCTCGTCCTTGGTAACGCTTTTCCAGTCAACCCAACTGCTGCGGTCAACGGTGTTAATTTTTAATACTAAAGCCATTGGTTAAATCCTTATTTGTTGCTTAATAACGCCAGCTAAAATGTCGCCAAAATAGTCTGCTTGCTCTCGGCTGGTCATAAAGGTACCCTGCAAAACCACGGTTAAACCGCTACCGCCACCTAAGCCGTATTTATCTGCTTTGCTCAAAGGTATAACCGCCTCAGCGCCCGCCTCGCCAATCATTGCAATAGTAGGTTTGGTAACAATCCCACCCTGTGCCAAGTAAGGTATGTTAGGAATTTGCGGGGCGTTGATTTTAACAATCCCAGCAGCTTTGCTTGCTACTGAGTTTACTTTGTTTATAAAGCTGTTAATCTTGTCTATTAAAAAGTTGATACTGCCAGTAACAATTGATTTTATGCTATCCCACACGCCTGCCACTTTGTTTTTTATCCCATTCCACATTGCGTCTGAGGCTGCTGTATAAGCCGCACTAAAACCATTGGCAATAGCAAGTATAATTTCATAACCAGCCTGTATGCCTGCTTTCATCTCGTTAAATTTGCCAATTACGGCGGTAGTGATTGCGTTCCAAACCGCTATGGTCGCATTTTTCAAGGTTTCCCAATGGGTAACAATTAAAACAATTACGCCAATTAAGCCAGTCAAAGGAATTAACAAAATCTGTATGGCGGTTTGTACAAAGTTTGGTAATGAGTTCCACACCTCAAGCGTTTTTTCCTTTACCCAATCCCAGTGTTTAATAACCAAAACAATGCCAGCTACCAATGCTGCCACTGCAACAATGACTATGCCTATAGGGTTGGCAGCCAAAAACATCAAGGCGGTGCCTAGCGCGGTAACACCGCTAATAACAGCGGGAATAATAAGCCCAATTGCGCCTAGCGCGGTAACAAGTGCCGCAACACCTGCGCCAACGGCTAATATAGTAGAAATAAGTTTAGGGTTTTCGCTTGACCAGTTAACAACCTTTTCAATAATCGGGGTAATGTAAGTAACCAACTGCGTCAGTGCTGGCAGTAATGCCGCCCCTATGTTTTCGCTAATGTTGCCCAGCTGTACCTGCAACTTAGCCATGCTACCCTCTACTGTTTGGCTGGCAACCTCGTTGGTGTATTTCAAGTTTTGTGCCAATCCCTCTTGCAATGCCGCAACCCGTTCGCTTTCGGTTCCAAACTGTATGAGCTTACGCTGTGCCTCGGTAAATCTAATTCCGCTTTTTTCAAGCACGCCAAATTGACCATTAAGGGCTTTCGCCATAATGTTTGCTGTTTGGGTCAATTCCTCAGCCCCCGCATTTACGCCAAATTGGTTAACGGCTAAGTCAGCCATGCTGCTGCCCAGCTTTGTTACCATGTCAGTGCTTAAGCCAAAAGTCTGCAACTGCGCCAAGCCAGTAGCTATTGCGTCGCCGTCTAGTACGCCTTTGCGTTCAAGCTCATTACTCAAGGCTTTCATTGCCTCTAACTGCTCGCGGGTTCCTTTGGCAACCTGCAATGTGGCATGCTCTAATTGCTTTTGGGCTTTTTCTGCCTCGGCATAATCTTTAATAGACTTGTACGCTACAGCACCAATTGCACCCAACGCAGCAGTACCCGCAACAGTCATTGTTTTAAAAGCTGGTTGCAGGTTATTTATGCTGCCGCTAATTTTGCCCATTGCGGCGCTTGCCTCGTCTTTTACTCTAACTAATATGCTAATGTCTGTTTCAGCCATAGCGTTGGTGCTTAATTATTCTTGTTTCCCGCACCCTCTGCTTGCAGCATGCTGGTAATTATGTCCAGCCAGTAAGCGGGTTGGTCTAGGTACTGTTCGCGTGTCCAGCCGTACTCTTTGCAAATAAGGGCAGCTAGCATATCTTGTGTTAGTTCTGCTCGGCTGCCCTTAAAGTACCGTTTCCACAGGTAAGCGGTGTATTCTATTTCGTCTGGGCTAAAAAACCCGTGTCTGCCTTTCCTGCCTCTGCTACCGCAAAGTCATATTCAGCAGGGCTTGCGTCTAGCAACAATTCAACTGGGGTTTCGGTGTTACCGTCATAGCTAATAACCGCCAATTCCAGCAGCTTGCGCTCTGCAATCTCTACAATTTCCCCGTTAAGTTCGCCAACCTCGGCTGTGCCGCCTTGCGGGCTAACTTTCAGGTTCTTTAGGTAAATGCCGCGCAATTCGTTGCGCTGTCGTGCGGTAAAAAATTTACGCAATACCAGTGTTTTTTTAGAGGGGGTTTCAAGCGTGATTGTATTTTCTGTGTCCATTGGTTTATGCCTTAATTATTTTTATTAGTAGCTAGCCACTGCGTTGGTAACAACGGCAGTAATCATTTTGCTGTCTGTAGTGTCGTAGTGTGCTGTAAACTGTGCGCTTTCAATCATAATGTCGTGCAGCTTAACTGGGGTGCTGTGTTCGCTAAATACGCACTTGTGCAAGTCAATACGCACTTGCGGGTTTGCTGCGCTACCAATCGTTACATCAGTGTTAATCATGTCTAAGCGCAAAGCCTTTTTGGTGCCAGCTAGGCTAGGTGTCTTTATGGTAGCCTCGCTATCCCAAATAGCCTCAAGTTCGCCGCTAATTGCCAATTGCTTGTTCAAAAAGTCAGCAGGGGCTACTGAGCCAAGCACCCAGTCAGGCTCAAGGTTGCTTTCAATTTTCAGCTTTAGGCTCTTAATAACAGTTGCGCTGGCAGCGGTTAATCCGCTTTGTGCGCTAGCCATTTTAAACACAACATGCTGCGGTAAAAAGCGGTTTTCGGTAGTGTTGCTTGGGGTCAATGTTGCGGTAGCGCCCTTTTTAGCCTTAAAGGTAACGCTGTATTCAAGGTATTTGCCCTGTTCGTAGTTAATTTCAAGGCTTTCAATACAGCCCAATGCGTGCTTGTAGTCCTGCCCTGCAAGCGGGTCATTCTTAAACAAGCTAATGGCTTGGTGCTGTGCGCTTTGTGCCACGGTAATGGTGTGGTCTTTAATTGACGCGTCGCTGTCTGCGTTGTCGCCAGTGCTTAATGAGCCAAGCACGCCCAATAAAATCAAAGCAAAATGCTTATCGCCAATCGGCGCTTTGTAAGTAACCTCAGCCCACTGGCGGGTAATATCCTCGCCTTGGCTTGCCTCAATGACGCCTAGGGTCTGCTCGTTAATAACCCTTTCGTCTTTTTCCAGCACATTAAACTCGTCGGTTTGCAGCCAGTAAGTCGCTGTGCTTTCGGCAGTGCCTCGGACGGTTTCCTTGGCAATACCAATTTGTAGTAATTTTCCAATTCCTTTGCTCATAAGTTTGTAGTTAGTTAATGCTAATTGCTAAACTTCTTTTCTCTCTTTTTCCCAAATTTCTTGTGCCTCAGCCGCACTGCTTGCTTGCACTGTTAGGGGTTCGTATTTCCCCTCGCCTGCAAAATGGTATTCCTCTTTACCGCTTTGCTTTGTAGCAGCTTTGTTTTGGGTATCCTCAGGCTGCATGGCTTTGTTTTTTGCGTCTTTAATCATGGTTATTTGTTTAATGTTTAAAAGGTTAATGTGGCTAATGCCTTAACTCTCAGCGTTACCTCAAACCAAATGTATGTGCGGTCAGGGGTGGTCAGTGCTTGCGGTTCGCTGCTTGCTGGCTCTATTGCCCCGTTTGCCACCCCGCCAAGGGTAGGGTCGTTATCAAACAGGTTAATAATTGCCTCTACCAAGTCCTCAACCTCTGTTGCATTGGCTATGTTATCGCCTCGCATAACCACAGTGATTTTAAAAGTGTAGGTTCGCATGTTATCGCGGTTGGTTTCCGCATAACTACTAATTGAGGGGGTGGTAACAACCGCCAGCGGGTAGGTGCCAGTGTCGCGGTTAATCGGGTCTATAGTAAAGTCGTCTATTACCACCTCGCCTAAGCTCGCAGGCACCAAAGTATCAAGGCTTGTTTTTATTGCGTTTTTAATGTCTGCGCTTTTGCTCATAATGGCTTAGTTAGTAATTGCTTTGGCTATTTGGTCAGCCACACTCTGTATATGCTCTTGGGTTTCGGGCTTGCCCGCTTTTGCTATTCTCGGCATAAAGGCGTTTGGTCTAATTCGGCTGGTACCCTCATGCACATACTCTGCGTAAAACACTGTCGGTTTAATGCTGCCCTCTAATTTCCCTGCGCTTGCCAGCCTAATACCTGTGCTAAAGCTGTTCAGCAACATGCCTGTACGGCGGTTGCGTGGCAGTTTAAATTGCAGGTTGTCGTCGGTAGCCTCTTTGTGCAGGGTTGCCAGTATTGCGTTAATCCCTCGCGCCAGTATGGGGTTGGCTCGTTCGGGGTAGTTTTTCATTCCCGCAACTATGGCGTCTAAACCCTCAATGTCGTACTCAATCATACAAACTCAGGTAGCCTACGGTAGCGGTCTAAAATCTGCTGGTCTGCTTTTTCCAAATCACTGCGCCACTGTATGCTTGCGTTCGCTATCCCCTCGCTACTCTTGCCCTCAGCCTCTCTGCGTTTCCAGTATTTCGTTACCAACCTTTCTGCTAAGTCAGTTAAGTCAGCAGGTAGGGTATGGCTACTGGTTCCAAACTCGTTAAAGTCAATCAAGTAGCCGCCAACATAAGTAACCCGCACGCTGTTAACACCTCTGCCTAAACCGCCCCATACTTTAATTAGTCCACTCTTGCCGTCGCCAATAATCTCATACAAGCTGGTGTCTAAAGTAGTCCATGTTCGGTTGCTGCCAATGCCAGTGCTATATTGCACGCTCGTTACGCTAATCAAAGGGATTTGTTTAACGGGTATCATATCTGTTGCGCCCCGTATTTCGTGTACCTCGCTTGTTACGGTTCCCCGCAAAAACCTGCGTCCAGTTTCGCCCTCTATTAAATCCGTTACGGCGTTAATGAGCCTAAGCAGCTGGGTGTCATTGGCACTAACCGTAATGCCTAGTCGGGTTTTAACCCGTGCCACAGTGGTTAATGCGTATGTGTAAATTTGTTCAGCCATAATTTTGTCGTGTTAATTCCCGTTAGGGGCAGGTGTTTCGTGCCGTTTATGCACCCGCAATTATTCGGGGGTTGCCGCAAACAGCGGGGGCTTAAACCAAAGGCGGCACCAACCCCCAGCTTGAGCAGCCGCTACACACCCCAAACAAGTCAGGGTGTGGTAGCCAGTGCTAAAGCCTAGTTAGCAGGCTTGTTGTAGCCGTTGCCTAGCAACACGGTAGCTGCACATGGGCAGCTAGGGGTTGTACCAGCCAAAGTAGCTACTACACGGATATAGCGGTCAACGCTAGTACCCAAGCCTTCAACGCGGATAACTTTAGTGTCGTTGTCAGCAGTAACAACTGCTGTGGCACCGCTTACATCAGCAAATGTGCTGTTGTCTGCGCTGTCTTGCACTTTAAAGTTGTAGGTTTCATCTCCTGTGGTTAAGTCAATGTCGCCTGCGTTAATTACAATCATTGCGCTGTTGTAGCCCAAGGTGTCTACACCAGTACCGTTAGCACTTGCGGTGCGCACAGCTGGTACCAAAGACACAACAGCTTTGATTGCGTCGTATACACTTTTCATTTTTTACGCCTTTCGTGAGCGTCGGGCTTTTGGCTTGACAACCTGCTCAACCTCGGCAGTTTCCTGCTCGCCAGTGGTCGCTGGTTCGGTTTCCGCTGCGCTGCTTTCTACAATGGGCGTATATTCCTTGTAGTCGGCAGTGTCAAAAGCCTTAATCTCGTCGTCGCTAAGAAAATCAATGACTGCGCCTTTTTCAAAGCGGCTGCCACGGATACTAAGCGGTCTTAATAATTCAATAGTCATACGCCGTTAACATTCTTAATTTTCAAATCCCTTTGGGGTAGCAGCTGTGCAACCAACCCCTACCCCAACGGGTTTATATTCTTATCTAGGTTTAGCTAGCAGCAGTCTTTGCAACCACAAATGCGGCAGGCAAAGCTACAGTTACAGCGTGGCGGTGCTTAAACACCATTCCAGCTTGGTCAGCAAGAGCAATTTCCTTGCCACCAAAGCTACCGCTAGTGTGCTTGGCAATAGCCATTTCGCCGCGGTCGCCGTATGCCAAAGCCTTTAAGTTGCCAAAAATGGCAAACTTGGTGCTTACAGCAGTAGCGCTGTTAGCAGGCAAGTGGCGGGTAGTAAACACTGGGTAGCCTAGAATTTCCCCAACTGGGCGGGTACCGCCAACATTACCAGCGTAATTAGCAAGCAATGCTGCGCTGGGTGCGCCAGCCATAGGCAATACATAGTTGCCAGCAGTGTCTTTCTTCATGCGTACCTTTGCCCAAACGGTGCGGTTCATGTAAAACGCAGCGCCGTCAAGCATGCTTTCGTCAAGGTTAGCAATCATGTCGCTAGCCTCGTCTAAAGTAAATTCAGCAAAGGTGTCGTTACCAGTAGCAAAAGTGTGTACGGTAACATCAGGGTGGTTAAGTACACCTACAAATGGGGTACCTGCACCAGCCAAGCCCTCTTTATCAACGCGGTTAGCCAAAGCCTCGCCAGCAAGTGCCAGCAACCAATCGGCTAATTCAACGCTGGCGTCTGCAAGCAAGTCATTGCCTACAACAAACGCAACTTGCCACTTTTTAGCAACAAGGCTTGCGCTGTCAAAGGTAATAGCTGTTGGAGTACCAGCGGCGTCAACGCCAAGGTATTCGCCCTCTAAAAAGCTGCCAGTGTAAGCAGGAATATCAAGCTGGTCAGTGTTCATAGTCCACTTAGTAGCTTGGTTCATAACTACACCAACGCTAGCCGCAATGCGTACAATAGCGTTTGCAACTTCGGTAGCTACCAAGTAACCACCGCGGCTGTCCTGTTCACTAATCAAGGCTTCGTTTGCCTTGGTGTCAACATTCATGCCCATTACAATGGCTTTAGCTGCGCTAACAAAATCTTTCTTTTGTTCGTCAGATAAGCCAGTGCGGTCTTGTCCAAAAAGGCTGCGTTCCATTTTCAATTGGGCAACAATCTTTTTGGTTTCCGCTGCAACCATAGGGTTGATAGCGTCGCCAAGTCGCTTTTCCATAACTTGGTCAACAACTTGCTCAAACATTGGCTGCAATTCCTTCAAAATTTTCTCGTCCATGTTCGTTGTCCTTACAGCGTTAATTTTTTAAAGCTCTGCCTAGTCGCTGTAATGCTAGGCTTTGCTGTAACTACTTTTGGCGTAGCTCTTTAATCTCTTTGTTGTACTTTTCCAAAGAGTTGCCTACTGCCGTAGCCACCATGCGCAACACCTCGCGGGTTTCAATGTGCCGTTGCAATGCACTCTTGACCTCTGCAAAGCCCTGCGGTAAGTCGTCGTTAGCGGTAGTCGCAGCCTCGCCTGCTGCTTTCCCGTCGCCGTCGTCGCTTGCGTCTGCCGTTTCAAGCAACTTTTCAATGGCGGTGCCACTCTCTTTAATCTTGGCAAGTGTGGTTTCAAGTAATGCGCGGGTCTGCTTGCTCAGGGTGCGCCCCGCTTTTTGCGCAATTTCCCCTAATGCCTTATCAACCGTTGCTGCAACCGCTTGCGTATGCAAGTCGGCTAGGGCTGTAATCATTTGCCCCATTTTCTCTAGTAGCTGCGTAACATCAGTGCCGTCTGTCGGTTCGTCGTCCTCTACCGCCTTTTGTTCAGGTTCGGTAGGTTCACCAGCACCCTCGCCGCTGCCCTCAGGCTGTGTAGCCT